ATTAATCTTGCTTTAGCTAAAAACTATCACAACCCTGTGACTACGGTTGTTCATAAAAACCCCAGCGCAGAACTTGAGACCGTACGCAATCTTTTAAATCCTAATGTTCGGTACTAAGGATGAATCCAAATACCAACACCAACTATTTAACAAATAGTTTATCTAAGGCTCAACAGTTTGTTGGTCAGGCCGTTGCCAAGCTAGAAAGCAGCGTTCAACGCACCCCCTGGGGATACTATCAAAGTACTCAAGGAGCCACGTCGGGATTAGTCGAAGAGCAATTAAAAAATGTAAAAGCAGCAGCAGCAGTTAAGAAAACACAAGGTGTATACCCCAGTGGAAGTTATTCTTCTGTTGGTGGCAGACAAGAATTTAATGCGCCAACAGCAGCGCCTGTAATTTCTAATGCGCCTGCTGATGTATTAACAAACGCAACTCGTAGAGATGTTTGGAAGTACACAAATATGCATCGACTTATGAGCGATGTAGGACAACATGTTGGTCCCAGGTTAGGACTAGAGTCGACGCTTGCCGGGGCTGCAGTTGCTGCAGCTGTTCCAGTTGCCCTGGGGATGATGAGTGGACAAGTCGGCCCCCTTAGTGAAGGTTTGCGTCCAAAAGGATATAAAGCTGTTGCACCTGTTTCCAAGGAAGAGGATCCCTCCGGGCGTAAAACACGGTCTGCGGCACTGGAAACAGCAATGCGCTATGGCCTTGGACAACGCAGCCAGCTCTTGCCGTACCAGGAGTTTAAACAAGAACGTCCCGATGTTGCACCATCTACCTTTGTTCAATACCGTCGATACCAAGCACTGAAACCAGAAGCAGGAAAGAACATCATTATTGATCCTGAATCTCAATCTTTTTCTGCACTTGGCGGCGTTATTCGCGGCACAGCACGCGGTCTTAGTGATCCCGAGATTCGCTTGAAAAACGTGCCCGTCACGGCCAGTGCTGTTCTAGGTACTGCTGCAGGACTTGGTGCAATTAAAGCGTTAACATATGCTGCTGAACCAAAATTAAAAATTGAACCAGCAAGACCTGATGCACAAGGTGTTTACAATTTAGAACAAAAACAGTATCCAGGTTTTGCAAACGTAAAGATAAGCGGTCAACAAGGATTGGGAGTAAAAATTGCAGAAAAACTTGGCGGATATACCGAACCAGCGATTTTGGCAGCTGGCGCAATTACCGCAGCAGCCGTTGGTCGTGCTGCAAAAAACCTATTTCAAAAGTCTGCAGAACGCAGGATTAAAAAAGAAAACCCTGTAGAATACTTAAAGCACAAACACGGTTCCTTGGAGCAAGCCAGTACAGCCTTAGGCCAACCTCAAGCACAAAGCTGGCAACAACTTGTTCCTTATATTAAATAAACCATGGGATTTAGTACAAACAACTGGGTAGGATCTCCTGGATTTTCTGGTGGAGGTGGTACCTCCTTTAATCCTTCTTGGTCAGATTCGTTTAAATATGATGGCGGTTTTCCTAGCGGAAGCGGGAACAATTACAGCCCAGGTGGATTTAGTGGAATTGGCACAGATCCTGATACCTGGAGGAAAGGGTTTGCCTTGGCTGGCGAAGATCCTTTTGGGCTTAATAAAAACAAAGATAAAAAAGAATCCCCTTGGGGCGACTTTGCGCGTTTTGCCGGAGATAAATTAAGTTCTTATGCACAAAACAGATTTGGACAAGGATCAGGATCCAACGGACTTGCCGTTGGTGGCAGTGGCGGTGTTTCCCAAAGCGGTGATTTAACAATTCTTTACCCACAACCTAAGCAAATAATTCCTGCTCAAGGTGGAGGTATTGGTGGCACAATCGGTTCCATTGCCGGTGCAGCTCTCGGTACGTTAATTGCTCCAGGTATTGGCACCACACTCGGAGGTCAGTTAGGCGGTGCTATTGGTGGGTCTTTTTAAATGGCATTTAATTTTACGGATTCTTGGAATCCAGCAAATGACCCCAAACAATCCCCCTGGGGAAATTATGCACAACGGTTTGCTGGTGATAAGTATGGCAATTTAGCAAAAGATTTTAATCCCGGAAGCGACGTAACCGTGGGACAAGGTAAAGGAACTCAGTCAGGCAATGACCTAACCATGATCTATAACGAACCTCCACAAATTATGCAAGGAGGGGAGAACCCTTGGAATAAAGTCTTAGGCGCAGCTGCGTCCATCGGAATGGGGGCTTTGTCGGGAGGATTTGGCGGAGGATTTGGCGGTGGCGGTGGTGGAGCAGGTGCTGGAAACTTCAGTAGTGCCTTCAGTTCTTCCGGTCCTACGTTTAATCCAGGGGTTGCATTTTCTGGCCAATCTCTCCTTTAAAAATCAAAGCTTATCTCCATTAAAATAACTACTAAGAGGATTTAAATTATGTTGCCCTTACTTCTAGGTTCCGCTGGTTTAGGAGCAGCTCTTGGAGGTTTTCAAGGGTATCAGCAAAGCGGTGGAGATCTCAGTAGAACTCTTGGGGCTGCTCTGATTGGTGGTGGCTTCGGTGCAGTGGCCCCCGGCTTTGGTCGTATGGCAGGCACAGCCTTGCAGGGTACCGGACTGCTTACACCACTGGCGGGTGGTTTAACTAGGGCTGCTACATCAGGACGCCAAGCTTTAGGTCTTGTTGGTCCGGCACAAGCCGTGACAGCTGGGCAGCTGGCTAATCTTGCTGGCACTGGCATCACTGGAATCGCAGGAATGGCTATTCCCGGAGTTGCTGCTGGATTAGCTGGTGGTCCCGGAAGGGCAGCTCAAGCAGCCCTTGGAGCTGGTGGTGCAATGGGGGTTCCCGGATTAGGCGCACAACAACCCGGACCATTCACTCCAGTCACTGCGGTTCCTGAAGATCTCCAGGCTCTTAACCGTCAGCTAGGATCTTTAGACGTTATGGATCCTAACAAAGCGTTTGCTGCTGGACGCCTGGCATCCGAGAAAGATATGGATACTGAAATCAGGAACATGCAGAAACTGATCAATCTCCAGTACCCAGTCCTATCACAAGCAAAGAAAGACGAAATGCAGCGGAACCTGGCCGCAGCTCAAATCCGTTCTAACATTGATACTCAGGCTGACGCCATCCGCAGCAGCTTGCGTACTTCTCAGCAAATGGGTGTCAACGCAGCTTCTCAGATGGGCAGCGCACTTGCAGCACAATATCAGTACAGCTGATGGCTAATCCTGCTTTTCCTTATTTCAATCCTGCAGGATCTGGCTCTTTTGGAACTGCACAGGACTGGGCAAACGCCCTTGCCAAATCTAAAACTGCTTATGATTATGGGTCGGTTTTTGGTGGAACCCAAGCACCCGGAACCGCCTTGCCCGATGTTTCTGCACTCCCATCCGTTTTATCTGACAACATAAGGGCACAAGTTGAGCTTGCAAAACAGCTGCAACCGATTTACCTTCAACAAGCGCAAGAACAAGCTAAATTTGGTGCAAATGCAACTCGCCAGCAAATGGCAGATTTGTATCCATACCTAAGCGCTGCCTCCGCTGAAGCAACTGCTCGTAACCTTGCTGCCAGCACACAGTTTCTTCTTACCAAAGAACAAACACCAACCGCTCAGGCACTACGAAATCAAGTTGCTCAGGGTCAAATGGCAACTGCTGCTGGTGCCGAAGCAGAACGTGATCGGGCAACGGCAACCCAAGCAATGGCAGCCAAAGAGTTTGCTCGTGGTTACGCAGGACAAACGTTCCGCATGACTTGATTTAAATCCTTTTGTTATACTATTAATTAAGAACGGCAATTGTCATGGGTTCAAAATCACCAGCTGCACCAGCACCAGCTCCACCCCCGGCTCCGATTCCGGTACCAACTCAGTCGTTACAAACTCAAACAGCGTTAAATGAAGTTTCTGGAGCCCAAACGCGGCTCAATATGACACTTGGCGCCCAACTAGATCAGCAGAATAAAGATTTCTTTACAACCCAAGACATCCGCCAGACCCAAGCTACGGGCGGTGAAACACGTGCGACACTTGCCACGCAAGGTGAGCAAGAACGTGCAGGCATTGGGGCCACTGGCGAACAAACCAGGCTAACAACTGAAACCCAAGGGGCGCAACAACGCCTCGGTTACCAAACCATGGGTGAGCAGGAACGCCTAGGGTATCTAACCCAGGGTGAGCAGCAACGGCTTGGTTATCAAACCCAAGGCGAACAAGAGCGTGCCAGCATCGGTAAAACCGGCGAAGAAACTCGTTTAACAACGACAACGCAAGGGGAGCAACAACGTGCTACCATTGGTAAAACTGGTGAAGAGACTCGTAAAACAAACCTGCAAGAGTACATGCAGCGTAATTTCGAGGCTAATCGCAACCGAGACTGGGCACAAAACGCTTACCGAGCATGAACGACTGGATTCCGTCTTTAACCGAAAAAGACCGCGAATCCTTTCTTGCTTTTTGTAAAAAAACTTCTTCTCCAATTCAGATGTACTTGTATTCCCGTTTTCTCGGGTTTACGGGATCCATCGCAGAATGTGATGAGTGGGCTAAAAATGAGTTCAAGAAAAGGAACTTCAATGGGATTATGGAAATGGAGATTGACTCCATGCAGCAAGATATTTCTAAACTCCGTGATGCAATTGATCTTGGAATGATCAAACAGGATATGGGAGCTTCGCGTATTGCAATGCTCCAAAAAGAACTTCGAGGTACTATTAAACAATTAAATGATGAAAAACATTTAACTGATAAACAAGGTTTAATTCTTGCGGGAGCTGATCGTGCTCTTAGGGAAATGCTTTTGATCTTTCGTGACGACCCCATCGAGGGTCCGCTGGAAGAGGCCTCCATGGCTGTGTGGACAAAGATTCTACAAGAAGAGTCTTAAGGTTTAATGCGCTAGGGTAAGCGCATGGCAGGCACCTCTTTATATTCCGTTTATCGCAGAACCGCACGTGCTGCAGCTAAACAACAAGTCGTCAAAAAAACTTCCAACATTGACGTTGAAAAAGCTCGTACTGATTTCGCTTATTTTTGTGATGTTGTCGGAGATAAGCCTCCTGCTGCTCATCATAAAGAGTGGCACAGATATCTTTGCACTGGCGACAACACCGAATGTTTAGTCGGCATTGGTGGACCAAACATCGATATCCTGGCGCCACGTGGATCCGCAAAATCTACTGTTCTTGGCCTTTACACTGCCTGGTCAATTGGAGTTCACGCACTTCATAAAAAACCGTTAAAAATTCTTTATATTTCTTACACGGTTGATGTTGCGCGTCCTAAGAGTGCAGCAATCAAGCGAATTATTGAGGAAAGTAAACTTTACAGAGAAATTTTCCCAATGGTAAAAATTGCCAAGGGGATCAACTCCAACGAGTACTGGAGCATTGACTGGAAGTTTGCTGGCATCAAATCAACCGGTGAAGAAGAATTTACCATTTGCTGTGCAGGTCTTAAAGGTGCGGTGACCTCTAAACGTAGTCACCTGTGTATCCTCGATGACGTGGTCAAGAGCGCTGACGATATTAAAAACCGTGACATTCGGCAAATGATGGAAGATAACTGGAACTCAGTTATTGTTCCTACCATGTTTGAAGGCGGTAGGGCCATCTGCCTTGGCACCAGATTCCGCCACGACGACATCCACAACACGACCTTTACGCCCGTAAATGACTGGGTTCAAATCGTTCAATCCGCAATCACTATTGACAGTATCGGAGATGAAATTTCCTATTGGCCTGAAATGTGGTCCTTGGAATATCTCCAGGATCGCCGTCGTCAAGCTCCTATCAGCTTTAGTTTTCAGTATCAAAACCAAATTGTACAGACCAGTGAGCTATCGATATCACCGGACTTAATTGTCAAAGGTCAAATCTCTACTGAATTTGATTGTTTGGGTATTGGGGTTGATCTTTCTGCTGGCATCAGAGAACGTAACGACTACACCGTCATGGTTCTGGGTGGGCGCATCGGTGACAAAATTCACATTATTGATTGCAAACGAATGCGGGTTATGGGAAATCTGGAGAAATTAGAATCTTTAATGGATATGTGTTACGAGTGGGGGATCGTACATAAAGACGGAAACCAGTACCATGCTGGCGCCAGTAGCGTTGATGTTTGGTCTGAAGCGGTCGCCTACCAAGCTTCACTAGAAGCAGATTTCAAACGGATCTGCCTTGGTGACCACGGACTTTACAACATTAACTGGCACGCGGTCAAAGGTTTCCGTGGGGACAAGGTTGCACGCTTTAGGGGGATCATGGGTCTATTCGAGCAGCGAAAACTTGTATTCAACAAATATCGTAAATTTCAGGCGCTGACTGATGAAATCATTAACTTTGGGGTAAGTTCTCACGACGATGCCGTTGATGCGTTAATATGGCTCTGTAATGGCCTCATGACCAGGGGTAAGCTTGAGTTGGAATATTAGGGTTAAAGTAATCTGGATTTAAACTTATAAAATCACTCAACAATGTCTACCGGATACTACATCATCGAATTAGACCAGGACGCATACGGTTCTGCTGTTGTGCCCCTGCCCGACGAATTGTGCCACGACATGGGTCTCAGCCCAGGTGAACGTTTTGACGTTGAAGTGGAGGATGATGTAATCACCCTTAAAAGGCTGCACGCCGGTTACGAAATTGAGGCATAATAGATACAGAGTCTCCTAACGAATGTCCGAAAACAAAACCGTCCTAGAGGATTTCATCCGGTCAATCGTCAACAGGGATTCGGACGGTGGCGCCGATACCATGCTGTTGAACGCCCACCTTTCCCAAATGAAAATGTTTGGGATTCGTCAGGGCGTCGAGTTTTATCCGCAGCAGGACAACTTCGGCACTCAACGATTTGACTTTGTTCAACAGGTCATCAAATTTAACAAGCTGGACGCCAGGCTTGATTCCATGTGGGATCGGTTTTTGGCCTATGGCAAAGGTCTTTTCTATATTCGCCCTACCAAGAAAACGTACCGCCTGTACTGGTTTGATAAAGACTCGTATCGAACTTACTACACGCCAGAAGGTGATTTAGAAGAAGTTATCATCATTTATCCGTACAAGGTCAAATCTAGTCGTGGCTTCGGGGGAGTTGGTCTTTCAACTGATAAGCGATACATGCGGCTGCGAATTACAGCCACAGAAATTGAAGAGTGCCATAGCGAGCAAGAATTAAAATTTGAAAGTTCTGCTGAGTATTCCACGTTAGGAAATACCACTAAGAGCGTTAACACCATGGAGTTTATTCCGTGTGTTGAAGTTTTTAACAATCCTGATGCTTTTGGTACTGACGGCCACGGTGAGTTTGAGTGGTTGTCTAATCAGATCATTGCTCACGATGAGATGGTTAAAAACATCAGAGCAAACCTCTCTTTCTTTGGTAACCCGACTCTGCTGTCTTCTCGTCCCAAACAAGACATTATTGAGAAAACAGATGGCGATGTTTCCCAACGTCCCAGTATCTCCAGTCAGTCCGGCTTCCAGTCAGAGTTCACCCTCTCTAGCTCTACGTATAAATCTGACAACGTAACTCGTCAAAGTCCTGGTTACTACGGCAAACCTGGTAGTGGCATGCGTGTTCCACGTGTTATTGCCAACCTGGAGCCGTCAGATCGTGTTGGGTTTATTACACCCAACGCAATCAGCGCTGATCAGGCTCGGTATGCCGAACAACTCCGTAGTGAGATCCGTCTTGCCCTAGGTGGCATCGACGACCTTAGTATTACAAATGTAACCGCTACGGAGATTAAATCAGCTTATGGACGGGTAAGTGCAACTGCCAAGAAAAAGTGCTTACAGCTTTATACCTATGGTATTTGTAAGTGTCTTGAGTTAATGATTTTTCAGGAGGAGCAGATTTTCCGTAAGTCACTTGCATTTGCTTCCGGAATTAAATATCCTGATCCTCCTGCTGACCTTGAAGACGAAGCCTTACAAGCTAAGTATGAAAAACAAAAAGCTTTATATGAAAAGAAACTTCAAAAAACAATTGACAATGCAGTCCAAACAAAAGAGATCCCTCCAGGGGTCCTTGGATTAGCACCTGACGGCGACAGGACGGTTTGCTGGCGCTGGATGGGACCTGTTTATGAAGACACGACCCAGGACAAACTCAACCAATCAATCTTTACTAGAAACCTCCAGGAGTTAGGTGTTGATAGCATAGAAGCACTGAAGTATTTATTCCCTTCAAAAACGGACGACGAAGTTGCTGGCATGCTCAGCGGATTCCCGTTCCGGATGGTGGGAGAAGTACAGAGGGCAATGGCCACATTTATTGATCTCGTAAATCAAGAAATGAGGACTCCCCATCCGCAGCAGCCGAATTTACCGATGGCTGCGGACCCGAGACTTGATCTCACCCCCTTCCTTTACCGAACTCTCGAAAGCCTACAAAAAGAGGTAACCTATGCAGGCCGATACCGTAATGCCGACCCAATCGGCACCCCAAGTATCCCAGACCCAGCCGATCAGCTACGCGGCACCCGTGACGCAGCAAACGGCGGCTCAGGCACCTTCGGTGGCAACAACTTCGCAGTGGGTGGCGCCTTACCAAACAGCGGTGGCTCCAGCCCCGCAAATGCAGGCCCAGATGGGGGTCCAACAACCCCAGTACAACCCTACAGCGTCGTACCCCCAAGCGTACCAGGCAGCCCCACAAGCGCCC